GGACCCATGGATTACGGATGATTTATATTTGCATCCTCGTTTTAAAGAATACTTTGATACACATTCCGGAATGGCTATGGACGGGCTTTATTCCACTGTGACACTTCGCCAGATTATGTGGGCCTTAAAAATGAAGCCGATTAAGCGGGAACGATGGGAGACTGTATTTGACAGGAGAAATATTTAGTCCGCAAAAATCACAGCTCCTTTTATGGAAAACTGATTAAAAGCGAAAGGAGTTTAAGGTGATGGACGAAATGAAAATCAGCTCAAAATTTACACGGATGTTGCTTTCGAAATTAGCAAAAGGGGTATTACATAAAAAGCTTGGATATAACGTAGATATCCAGTTAAACGAGTTGAATGCTTCGATTTCAGATGAGAAAGCGCACGTACATGTGAGTATTGATGCAGATATGAGTAAAGAAGAACTCATGAAAATTCTGAAGAAAATCGGTTTAAATTAAGAGGATTGAGCCAGCAATGGCTCTTTCTTTTTACTTCGCAAAATTTACAATTCTTATTATGGAGAAACAGTTAGCTCATTGGCAGAGCGCCACACTTCCGTGGAGGTAATCGGTTCGAGTCCGATACTGGTTCTCTTTTATTTTTTTATCAATCAAGAAAGGGGGATTTTAAGAAGGTGGTCAGAAATTTGAGTTTGGACGAATTGGCGTTGATTCTATGTGATATGTACGAAATGGACGAATGGTTGCCAAATCCGGTATTCGACAAGAAAGAGTTCACTAGGGTGAGCAATACATTGTGGGCGATTGGAGAATTTCGAAATTATGTAGCCGATCATATTTTTCCCCAGACCAAAACGTCCATAAAAAATTTAGAAGCGATGGCTCGATCATTTATAGAAAAAATGGATGACTTTGCTTCTATGAATCAACAGAACAGTTCTATATTTACCACCGCTAAGATGGTTGGAGAAAATATTCAAGATCTGTTATATGCCATGGAATAGGATAAAACGAAAGGAGAATATTATGCAAAAAGTTAAAATCTTGAAAAGAGTCGGGCGTCAATTATATCGCTCATCTCCGACAATTTTAACGGTAGTAGCTTCTATTGGAGTCATTGCAACAACCATTACGGCTGTTCAGGCAACCCCTAAAGCAATAAAATTGTTGAAAGAGGCAGAGCTGGAGAAGGGCGAAAATCTAACTAAATTAGAAATCGTCCGAGTAGCGGGGCCGACTTATATTCCTTCTGTACTGCTGGGAGTTTCAACTATTGCTTGTATCTTTGGAGCGAATGCATTAAATCAAAAGAAACAGGCTTCTTTGATGAGTGCATACGTTATGCTCAATGAATCCTATAAGCAATATCGGAAGTCAGCCAAGACAGTTTACGGAGAGGATGCGGATGATAAAATCCATGCGGAAATGGCGAAAGATGCCATGGTGTCTTCCTACGACTGGGGTTATCAGGTTTACAACATGGACATGGATTCTGAAAGTGAACGGTTGCTTTTCTATGATCTTGCCTCAAAGAAGTATTTTAGAACCACAATGGCAGCGGTGTTAAACGCCCAATATCATGTAAATCGGAATCTTTCCATTAAAGGCGATTGTTCATTAAATGAATACTTGTCATTTTTAGGTGTCGAAGGCATAGACGGAGGCGATGAACTCGGATGGGATATCAGCTATATGGTAGAAGAAATGGATTGCTATTGGTTGGATTTTGATAATTACAAATCAACGTTGGAAGATGGCTTGGAGTGCATCATTATAGACACGATGGCGGTCAACAAATTTGAATGATTCGCAAAAATTACAGACCGTATTATGAAAAGGAGGCTAATGCTTTATGAAAAACAAAAATTTTATCAAAGCCATTGGGATTGCAGTTACGGCGATCGGATTTGGAGTAAGTATTCTTACCGATTGGGTAAACGAAAAGAAAATGGATGAGAAAATTGAAGAAAAGGTAAACGAGGCACTTGCCAAAAAAGATGATGAAAACGAAGAGGAGTCCTAACAAGGGCTCTTTCTTTTTAGTTTGGAGCAAGTGCTGATGAATGATGAGGCTATTCAAAAAATCATGAATTATACGAATATGCATCTGTTTGAACCGGGAGAAAATTGGCCTAAATCAGCCATTATGGAACGTTCGTATGAACGGTGGGCGGTTGACGAGATTCTACTGGCCATTATGGATCATCCGATGACAGAAGCCGATTTAGTGATAGAAGGGTTTATATTGAAAATGGAGCTTTTTCTTTACCTGTCGGAAAATCCAGCAAATAACCACATATTTCAAGTTGCAGAAAATACGGCCGAGACACTTCTCGGTCTTATTTTATAACCACAAATTTTATATTTCGAAAGGAGAAGCATTATGAAGGTATTAAGAAAACAGGAAATCGAAACAGCCAACATTCAGGTAGGAGATCAGATAGTCATTCCGCTGGCAGAGCTTGGAGAGTTTACCGCGACCGCTCACAAGGTTACGGACGAGGGCGTCATGTTTATATTTGACGAATATGTTACCTGCCGGCCGATGAATAACTGCTCTACAAACAAAGGTGGTTTTGAAAAGTCCGATCTGAAGAAGTGGATGGATACAGTTCTGTTTATGGCGTTCCCAGAAGAGTTGCGTGATAAGATTTACGGACTTACTATTCCAACCGTTGGACAGATTGTTGGTCATGAGGACGAATGGGATAACAAGAATCTGGAACCAGATAGCGATGAACAGCTTCCTTTGATGAAAGAGTGCAAGAATCGAATTGCTTGTTTTGAAGATCAGCTTACGTGGGGATGGCTGAGAAATGCTACAAAAGAGGAGTTTTCTTCGGCTGGTTTCGCTCTTGTGACCGGCGGTGGCTATGCGTACTCCAACTACGCTTCGAGCTCTCATGGAGTTCGTCCGGAATTCTGGTTGGTTAAGCAGGAATCTAGGGGCCCTGTGCCCCGTAGATCTGGCCGTTATCCTTGGGGCTTTGATGCTGGTTCAGAAGACATTCTGCATTATTGTCAGAATGATGTAATGGTTACAAAAGAAGCAGTGTTAAAGATGGAAATTTGGAATAAAGAAAACGAGATTGATACTCTGAGAAAGGAAATTGAGAAGTTAGAAAAATATAAGCAGTACGATAAAGCAACAGCGGAAACCAAAGTAATTATGGACAGCTTTGTTCGTGCTGGCTTTACTGAGAATCAGGCTCTTGACATGGTTAAAACGATATTCAGTGTGATATTTGGAGGAATGAGATAATGAAGAAATCGAACATATCAAAAGTTTTGTCGTCAGTTCGAACATCCATGGCGAAGCACAGCCCTGAAATTCTTACCGGAATTGGTATTGCTGGTATGATCACAACGACTGTCATGGCGGTCCGGGCAACGCCGAAAGCGCTGATTCTCATTGAAGATAGAAAAGAGGAGATTGGAGCCGAGGAGCTTGAAGTCGCAGATGTGGTAAAAACAACTTGGTTCTGTTATATTCCGGCAGTGATTACGGGAACCCTCTCCATTGCATGTTTAATTGGAGCCAGCTCAGTAAACGCTAAACGGAATGCAGCACTCGCAACGGCATATACCTTATCGGAATCCGCTCTCAAGGACTATCAGGGAAAAGTCGTTGAGATGTTCGGAGAGAAGAAGCACGAAACTGTGAAAGATGCTATTGCAAAGGATAAAATCGAGAAAAATCCAGTGGTAACAAGAGAGATAATCATTACAGAAAAGGGAAATACGCTCTGCTATGACGCGATTTCTGGCAGATATTTTAAAGGCGATATCGACAAAATTAAGAAAGCGGAATGTGAATTAAATCGTCGGATGCGCGATGAGATGTATGTATCCTTAAATGATTTCTACTACGAAGTCGGTCTGGATAATATCAAAATCGGCGATGAGTTGGGATGGAATATTGATAATGGGTATATTGATCTATCATTTAGTTCTCAATTGACCAGCGATGGAACTCCCTGCCTGGTGATTGATTACAGTATTGCTCCGAGATACAATTTCAGTGAGCTGATGTGACGCGCGAAAAAAACAGTGGCTTTAATGGAAGAAGAACCACACATTTTCAAAAATTGAAAGGAGAATAAACATGGAAACCAATGAAATCATGAACAACGAAGAGGTTATGGAAACAGCCACAGAGGAAATCGTTAAAGCGAGTTCTGGTAAGGGGTTTAAGGTTGCGGCCGGTATCGGTTTAGCCGTACTTGCAGGTGTTGTAATCTACAGGTATGTGGGTAAGCCGATGATTGCCAAAATCAAAGCTCAGAAGGAGCAGCAGATTATCGATGCTGAGTGGGATGAACCCGAAGAACCAATCATTGAGAATGAAAAAGAGGATTCCGAAGAAGCCTAAACGAAAAAATGTGCTTCAACACGAGGGAGAGTACCTGTAACAAGGTGCTTTCCCTTTTTTTCTTTTATCCGGAGGTGAAATTTATGAACATGTATTCGTATGATGGCCCAGTTATGGAATTTGACAATTGTGTTGCAAATCGCTGGATTGCTTCTACACGGGCAGTTTCAGAAAAGAAAGCAAGGTCAAACCTTACTTATCAGTTTAAAAAGAAAAACAACCGACTTCCGGGTACAAAGATTATATTGCCTGGAAAGATCAGTTTGGTGAGCGGAAAGGAGACAACTTAATGGAGGAATATAAGCCGAATTCCCACAAATCAAAGGAGGAGCAGAAAAATCTTGTTCCCGAAAAACGTGTAGAGAAAGTGATTTCTGGGACGGTAAAATCAAAGAAAAAATCAGAAATGCAGAAGTTTGCAGACGTATTCATTTCTGAAGATGTCAATAACGTAAAATCTTATATTGTGATGGATGTTCTGGTGCCGGCAATAAAAAAGGCAATTTCCGATATAGTTACCAATGGTATTGATATGATCCTCTATGGAGAAACTGGGAAGTCAAAAAAGAACTCTACAGCGTCCAAGGTATCCTATCAGAAGTATTACGACAGCGGAAAGAAAGATTATACAGCACCGAAGAGCCGGACGAGCTACGAATATGATGAGCTTTTATTCGAAACTCGTGGAGATGCGGAATCGGTATTAGACGCCATGAACGAAATTATTGCACAGTATGAGGTAGTTAGTGTTGCAGATCTTTATGATTTGGCAAACGTGTCCAATGACAATTATGCTGCCAATAAATACGGATGGACTGATATTGCTGGATGCAGGGCGGTTCGAGTAAGGGATGGTTATATTTTAAAATTGCCTAAACCAATGCCGTTGTAAAGGAGGGATTCAAGATGTATGAGTCAGAAGACAGGATGGTATCTCATCCGGATCATTATATTTCCGAAACGGGTATGGAAGTTATTGATGTAATCGAAGCCTTTACTTCTGATTTAAAAGGAATTGAGGCTGCCGATACCGCAAACATCATCAAATATGCCTGCCGTTGGAAGAAGAAAAACGGAATCCAGGATTTGGAAAAAATCCTTTGGTACGCCCAGCATTTGATCGACCATTTAAAGAAAACAGAAAAAGTAGAAGAGGAGAATAAATAATCATGAAAAAAGCAGAGATTGTAAAGAGCATGAATGGTTTTCTTAGTAAAACCAGTTTCCAGTTAAAGAAGCATAGTCCGGAGATTCTCGTTGTGGCTGGAGTTATCGGTGTGGTTACAAGCGCGGTAATGGCTTGTAAAGCAACGACAAAAGTGGGTGAAATTCTGGACAAGACAAAAGAAGATGTCGAAACAATTCATAAATGTGAAGCAGACGAATCCGTGAAGGAGCGGTATTCCAGCGAGGATGCCCAAAAAGATTTGGCGATTGTTTATGTTCAGACCGGTATGAAATTTGCCAAACTGTATGGGCCTTCCGTCATACTCGGTGCATTGTCAATCACCAGTATTTTGGCATCTAATAACATTCTTCGTAAGAGAAATGTAGCTCTAAGTGCGGCTTATGCAGCTATTGATAAAGGATTTAAAGAGTATCGCAGCCGTGTGATCGAACGATTTGGCGAAGAGGTTGACCGTGAACTGAAATATAATCTCAAAGCCAAAAAGTTTGATGAAACGGTTATTGATGAAGAGACTGGAAAAGAGAAGAAAGTTAAGAAGAATGGTTTTGTGGTAAGTCCGGGGGATATCAGCGGTTATGCCAGATTCTTTGAAAAGTACACGCAGGATGAGGATGGAAATTCCATTCTTAATCCTCATTGGGAAAGCAACAATGAATATAATCTGATGTTCATCAAAGCCCAAGAGCGTTATGCAAACGACTTGTTGAAAGCAAAGAAGCGCGTATTTCTGAATGAAGTCTATGAGATGCTTGGACTTCCGAGAACAAAAGCCGGCCAGATTGTTGGTTGGGTTTATAATCCGGAAAATTCTAAAGGAGATAATTACATTGATTTCGGTCTGTATTCTGATAATCTGAGTTATTCGGATTATGTCAATGGATTCGACCAGGCAATCCTTTTGGATTTTAATGTGGATGGGAACATCTGGGATTTGATGTGAGAGATAAATTTATAACTATCCCTAGGAGTTATTACGATTCTTGGGGATAGTTTTTATTTGGGAGGAATTTATGCGCAAGTTAATCAAAGTAATAGCGGTTCCGATCTTGTGTGGTATCGTGATAGCATCTTCGTTCTTTGTATCTGAATTTCACTCAGAAGGGGAAGACGTTGTAGCAATACCTAGGGCCAGCGTTGTCGAAAAGACAGAACCGGTTATTACAGTTTTGCAAGAGGAATCCATTCCAATTGCCACTGAGGAAATGGAGGGATTAGAAGAAGTTATACCGAAAATGTCGAGAGAAGATGTAGAGTTAATCGCCCTAGTTACTATGGCAGAAGCCGAAGGTGAATGTGAAGAAGGAAAACGCCTTGTTATCGATACTATATTGAATCGGGTAGATTCCGAACATTTTCCCGATACGGTATATGAAGTGGTTTATCAACCGAATCAATTTTCATCTATGTGGAATGGTCGAGTGGACAGGTGCGAAGTCCGAGCGGATATTTGTGACCTTGTCTATGAGGAACTGGAGTCAAGGAGCAATTACGACGTTGTGTTCTTTACGGCAGGAGAATACAGTGCGTATGGCGTTCCGATGTTCCAAGTTGAAAATCATTATTTTTCAAGGTATGAGTGAAGAAAGGAGAATCATCATGCGTAATCTTTTAGCATTTGTGTCTTATACACTGGCGGCAATGTCCGGTATCTGCTTTGTTGGTGGAATCGCAATTCTATCAACGGGAAGGGAGCATTGATATGGACGGTCTGGAGAATGTGATATCGGTACTGGACTATGTTCTGGATACTAAGAGAAAAAGACATATTATGGGAGGCATTCTGTTGAGTGTCTCCTTTCTTTTTGGCGGTTTGGCAATAACCGTAATGACAATTAAAAACGAGGAGGAAGAGGATGAGCAGTAAAGGATTGACTTTCCTTGCTTTTATTGCTGGAGCGGGGATTGGTTCTGTATGTACATGGCAACTGCTGAAACGGAAATATGAGCTGATCGCTCAGGAAGAAATCGACTCCGTAAAAGCAGCTTATGCCGAAAGAGAAAGCGTAGAGAAAGCGGGAAAGAGTTTTGTGAAGGGTTTTCGTGATGGCCTTAAAGTAGCGGAAGATAGAACTCCGAAGGATGTAGACGACATGGATTTCAAAAAGTACGCGTCTATCATTCAGAAAGAGGGCTATACGGATTATTCCAAAACGGTTGAGGAAAAGAAAGGAGAGGCGTTTGTGGAAAAACCTTATGTCATCTCGCCAGAGGAATTTGGCGAATTTGAAGAGTATGAAAAAATCAGCCTCACTTACTATGCAGACGAAGTTCTGGCTGACGAGAATGATGAAGAGGTAGACGATGTGGAGGAAATTGTCGGTAAGGGCTCTCTGAATCATTTCGGGGAATATGAAGACGACTCTGTGTTTGTCCGAAATGACCGGTTAAAGTGCGATTATGAAATCCTGCTTGACCAGAGAAACTATTCCGATGTTGTAAAAACGATGCCACATCGAATGGAGGAGTAATGACAAAGAACGAGCTTAATGATGCATATTTTAACTGGATGTATCAGCTTGTATTTGATGGGAGATATTCAAAGAGATTATCGTATCAAAAGCTTTTAAGAGAGCTGCATCGAATCGA